TTGTTGAATACTCCGTACTGAGGGTACTGAACACTGATGGTATTAGGCAACTTGCACTTGATGCCAGCCACCTCTGCCTGCAGCGCAGCCAAAGCTGCATTTACTGGTGTGATAACCTGTGCCTGATAAGCCTGCAAAGCCTGTGTCTGATGCTCGTTTGAAATCTGAGCAAGCAGGGCACTATTCTTCTCTCTCAAAGCATCGAGCTTATCCTGCATTGCCTGTGTCTGCATCTGATCCAACTTAGCCAAGACAGACTGATTGTTAGCATCAGCCTTGTCACGGAGCATCAAAGCATTGGCATTTGCCGTATCATTGATGGCGTGGGTCTGCTGACAGATAGACAACTTGAGGTTGCCATCCATTGCAGTTATGGCGTTATTGGTCTTGCAGCAGCATTCTGCCAACTGAGTAGCGATGGCATTGTTACCCTGCATGATAGCAGTCAAAATCTGATTAGCATTCATGCCCATCTGATTGCCGAGGTTGCAAATCTGATGACCTAAGCCATTGATTGCAGCCATGACTGCGTCACTTGATGTGTTGAGGGCTGTAGCCAAGCTCTGAACGTCGAAACCATTGCGCTGAACAGCCTGCATGATAACGGCTGTATTGGCATCATTGTTAAGCATTGGCACAACACCGCCCTGTCCGTTAGAACCCATGCAGCGATTACCTCCGAAGAACCCCATACCATTATTGCCCATAAGGATGAACAAGAGGAGGATTGCAAAGATGTCTTCACCCCAACCATTTCCGTTTCCACGGTTGTTCAAGAGTGCAATAAGACCTGGGTCAACACCCTGTCTCTGCATGAGTGCAGGAAGCATAGCCAAGATTCCATTAGAGCCTGTGCCGCTTGTGCCGCTCTCTGGATTGAACACGTAAGTTTTACTTTCCATATCCCGAATTTTTAATTTAACCTTAATATTTAACTAACACTATTTGTAACGTTACGTGTGCAAAGTTAGAAAATTGTTTTGAAATAAGCTATAAGGCTATCATAGTTTTCGTTAGTGGCTCTAAATCAGTGGTTTATGGTGATAGTAGGTAGACTCATTTTTAATCCTCTTAGAACGGAAGAATTTACTTTGCAAACAAAAAGGGCGACCGCTCATCACGAGTAGTCGCCCTAGTTATCCAAAAATAAATCTTAAAACCTTAATTAAACAACTTTTCTAAGAACATTTCTTTTTCTTCCTTGATATATATAGTAAGTACATAACTATGAGTATAAAGCAGAACCAAAACATCTGCCCCGTTTTTAAGAATATCTTCTGCATACTTGACAGAGATTTCTCTTTTATAGAAGGAGCGTCAATCTTATAGAACTGAGAGGTACCAATCTTTGATAAGGAGTCACATCTTCCTCTGTAATATATAAAGCTATCTTTGTATGCTTTATATGTACTGATGGTATCGAGGAGCATTCTTCGTTCCTTTTCAAATAAATAGTGACTCTCGTAATGAAAACGATCTTCACCAATCTTATTCCCTTGCGCATCATATCGGGTTGCTGTGCTATCTTTTACATAGCTGCTATCTTTGGTAGCCTTTTCTGTTTCTCGCTTTTGGATATGTTGCCATTGCTCGAAGGCATAAGACAATCGGGTAGTGAAGAGGGAATCGAACTTCTTTTCACTCTGCTTGTCTGTGATGAAGGTTTGTGTAGTTACTGCTCTAGGAGTACTGCACCCTAAGACAGAAACAAGCGCAAGACCTACCACTAGGGTAATGGTTGCCCATTTCCAAAATCTTATATCATACCATTTCATCATTTATTCAATTTTAGATTACCATACGTAATGTAGCTAAGTCTGCGAAGCCATCCTTTAAGAAAACCTTTCTGGTCACCGACAGCAATTCTCTTTAAATAAGCTTTTCTATCTTTCTTGAAGGTTTCGAATAGTCTTTCTCCATTGGATTTGTTAATGGCATACAGCGTCTTATTACCGATAATACCATCTGCTGTGATACCTAATACAAGTTGTAGATGTTTTACAGCTTTACTAACTCCGCTATTATAAGCAAAGTCTACCAGCATATTTGCTACGCTCTGATCCTGTATTCTATCTGCCTTGCAAGCGTTCCAATAGTTCTGCTTAAAAACTCGATGAAAGTCTTCCTCAGTAAGGCGTTTCACGTCTTCTTCGTTAAGGACACCATCGCCATTCTTGTCATACCCGACTCTTCTCCAGGTAGCAAGGGTAATTCCGTATTTTGTAGCGCCACCCCTGTCATGCTTGTTATTTGTATATTTGTCCGTTTCCCAACTGAGGATAAACGGAACGAGTTTACTAGAATCAGCCATGTTTACTTTTCCTCCTCGCTATTATCATTTCTTTGAATAATGCGACCAAATACAATAATGCTTACTATAATAGCTGCCACCATAATAATCGCTAACATCATATCTTTTCCTCCTTTTCTGTATAATTTAGATAGTCCGACAAATATGGAATCTTCTCGATAAATTTGAAGCGCATGAGATAATAGAGGAAACTCACTACATACCAAGGAGGGGTACCCTTCTTGAATATCTGTTTCAAGTTCTTCAGAATATTGCATCCGTAGAACCATAATACTAGATACGAGATAAAGGAAACACATTGAACGGAACCTTCCATTTGTCCTTTGAATCGCCCGATTGCATATACTGCTGCACAAAGGACGAAGAACACGGTAGCGTGACCGATGCACACAACTGCTTTCTTCAACTCGAAGTTCTCTCCTTTTGCAATCATGCCACTAAGATAACCGAAAATAAAGTTGAGGGTGAAGACGATCATAAGCGAAGATAACTCGCCTTCAATCGGTTTAAGATAGGCGAGGAGTGCAAGAACTACGCCTACAACAATATCTTTAATTCTATCTGCCATACTATAACTATTTGATGATTAAACAATAACGCTGCAAATATACAACAAAATATTTAATCATCAAATAGATTTCCCGAAAAAGTGCAAAACTTTATGCCTTCATATAAACGAATATATATTTTTGAAGAAATATTGTATATAATTGTATATAATTTCCTAGAAATATTGTATTTTTAAAAGTATCGAAATTTGGAATTAAAACAAAAATTCCCCCTATACTATTGGCGTAGTATAGGGGAAATATCACATTCCTACTCGGAAAAGTGAAGCTTGATAAAGCATTGCAAAGATAAGCAATAATTCCGAAACCACCAAATTTTTCATCATTAATTTGTTAGATACAGATACAATCCTTCCACGAACCACATTATCAATATCATAGTTGATGATGTCACCCAAGCCATGAAGAACTTATCTATCGTTTTATACTTATAGGAAAGATACAAATAAGCAATGAATATGCTGTTGATAGTTGCTAGCATCGCTACTATAATCAAAGTACAAAACATATAATCCATACTCATACATGCTCGCTTATCCGTGCTGCAATAGGGCTTATTAATACGTTATGATTTTCTCTTGCTCTTGATAAAGTGCAGAATATCCCACTTCTTCCAATATCGGGTGTGCCCTCGCTTCTTGCATTCGCCATGGGGCAAATCGCCCCTAGCCACCATTCTATTCAATGTTGCATCAGAAACGTGAAGCTTCTCCTTAACTTCCTCGGTAGATAGCATCGGGTTGAGAGCATACGGCAGATAGTTCTCACAAAGGTCTTCTATCTCATCGCTGCTCATTCCGCAAGCAGTTACCTTCTCCCCTCTCTTCTCTTGCTCGTCTGCTCGAAAGCAAGAGTCAGACAACGATTTTAATAACACTCCCAAGGTGTGATAACCAAATAACTTTCCCATATCATTATAATCTAGAGATTAAACTTTGACAGCCCTTGCCTGAGAAATACTTGTCGGCAAAACCATATACATAAAATATAATGGTCATTACAAGTATTACAACATTAGCTTCCACCATTTCGTTGGTGGTAAAAACATTCCAGTATACGATATGAATAGCATTTATCCCAAATAGGTAGATTATCATCGGAATACGCCATCTGTAGCAGAGCCAAAAGAATCTGCTCGCAAGTATAAGCACAAGCGGATGGATGTAAACGGAAAAATAGATAAATGCTGCCGATACCCAATTCTCCTTAAACCATACGCACATTTCTTTTTCATGAGACGCAAATGTTACCATGCATGCAATATGAAAAAGCATGATAAACAGAGGCATCACTTCACAATAATACTTAAACCAAGTGAGTAGCTTTATGCTGTAGCCTCTACCTGCAAGGATAATGACGTTTATAATTTCGCTAACGTCCATGTCCTTAAACATTACTCTTGACAACTGTACAACACCGACTGATTGAACTAACCGATGGACTTCGTCTTTTTGTTCTTCTGTCATTGAAATACCTCCTTTTGTCTATAGTTAATTATTCGTAATTCGTTGATTTAAAATTAAATGATGGTGCAAAGATACACTTTTTTGCACAAAATCAATGGAAATGAGAATATTTCTGTGTTAAACTTTGCGAAAAGTAACAATCTGAAAGTTTTGTACCAAATTTCTTGTTACCAAAATTGAAGAAAATGGTAACGGAAACATTGCGCTTTCAGATTATTTTCGTAACTTTGCGGCAGAAATCAAAACATTAAGATTATGAAAAAGTTAGAACCATACGAAAATCAAATGGGATACCTAGTAGGTGGCAGTAGGTTGCCATCAACTCCTAGAGAGCGAGAGTTGGAGCACAAGTGTAATCCGCACCCTAACGACTGGATAGATGGTATCTATGATTTCAACAAACTTCCTTTCGCTGTTATAATGCAGAAAGGTCTAGTAACGCAAGCAGAGGAGGAACGAAGAAAAGGTAGATATGGCTATCTTAGTGATTTAATTCCATCTTGTGGCTCAGATGCTCCATATTTCGCTGACATGATATTAGAACCTATAGAGAAGTTCGATGCAAAGCATTTTCCTGACGGACGAGAAAAGAATAAGGCGGTCACCATGTGGTAAACCGCCTTATCTCTTCTTATCCTTCGAGCAAATCGACTATCTGACCATATCCACCTGCAGCCATGACAGGGCAGAGTATCTTCTTGATAAGGATAATATCCTCGGCTTCGAGGTCTACGTTCTCGGCATCCTTGCCTATTTTGCAAGCTACCCGATAAGCACGTAGCTTTTCTTCGCCCGATAGCTGAATACTCTGATTGTCTATCACCTCGAAGAGTACCTTGCCTACAATATCGCCCATAATCTGCGGCTTGTAAGTTTCCTCTCCATTCTCGTTCTTTACTGGGGTTACTATCACCTCACCCTTCCAATTCTTGAAAGGTACATTAAAATTCTTTTTCATATTTATATGTTATTTAAAAATTAGACACCCATGTTCCACATCACCCTCCAGTTGGATCCTGTATACACGACACATACCATCTCGTTCTTTGTTTTCAACGTAAAAAATGTGGTAACGCCACCAGGAGTATAAATCTGCGTACCGTCGGTCGTCTTCATAGAGTAATTGTGCCTGGTTGACCTTATAATCCAATACATCTGTCCTATTTCCGGGTTCGTGGGCAGACTGATTGTTACCGGACCAACCTCCACTGATGTATCTTCGCCTGTAATACTGTTATGCTTCTTCCAGGTTTCAACAATTTCTACGACTACATCATATTTTGACAACGTCTGGCTTGACGTAATAATTCTGAAACAAGGTCTGAATCCGGCAAAATCACCTTCATCACAAAATATTGCATGATTACCGCAAGGATATACCGAGTTAACGATGCCTGTATCTCTCGAAAGCCTATCTATGTTACCAGAGGCTGAAACATACAATGCGATATTCTTTAAATTTGCTATACCAATATTACCGTCATAAGATAGTGTTGCATGGTCGTACTTAACAACTATCTGCTGACCAACATAGTTCAATCCATATTTCCAGTTAGCTCCAATTATATTATCAATGCCATGAGTTTTGTTATCGAAGGAAATATACCCTGGTGTAAGCATGACTTTGTTTTGTCCGTTGATTCCATCTATACTGGTCTTTCCTATATTGAATCCACCTATATATCCGCTCGTAGCATACATTGCTCCCTCGCTCGATACGTAGAACGATGACTGGCTAGCTGTATCCCCACCAACAAACAATGGCGCATAAGTAGTATCATCTACCTTACACGCTTCAATCTCGTAGTTACCGAAATATCCCACCTTGGTAGTTCCATCCTCAGACTTCGCCCAAAGATGCTTTACCTCGATTTTATCAGCATCAATCAGGTTAGCATTGAGCTTGCCATCTTGGACAAAGAGAGCAACCTCATTTTGATTGTATATAGTTACCTTATCGCCCTTAATAGCAACTTGATTTCCGCTAATAACAATACCAGCCGCAGCCAAATCCTTAACCAACTGAGAGAAGTCGGCAAGCTGACCGATACTCATCTGCTTGTTGGTAATGAGCGTTACTTTCTCCCTGAACACCTCCTCATTATCAGTACGTGCCTTGCGGTTGACACGCTGCGAGGCAAAAAGATGTACTACCTTTTTCATAGGCTATTATCCTCCTTTTAATGAGTACTGATATAATTGTCTATAACATCCGTAGCTACAGCCTTCGCCTTTGTGCGCCACTCCTGCATATCGTTATACTCAGCTTCGTGTTCCTCGTCATCGGCATCAAGCTTCTTGCCATCCGCAATTTTGGCAAGATTAGCGAAATGGTTATTGATGATAGCTTGCATCTTATCTGTAGGATAAGCGGATGAGACAATAGCATCAACGATCTTACCTCGCTCCACAGGCTGCTCGATACGGACAACGTGGGCGGCATAAGCAAGTCTTGTAGCCTTTCCCTTGCTTTCACCACTATCCATGCCATTGGCTAACTCAACCTGCTCAACATCAAAGTTGATACGAATAGTATTACCCTCATACTCAATCAGACTAGGTGAGTAATCAAATATAGACTTCCTAATTTCCATGATAATATCCTTTCCTTTATAAATTATTAATAACGCTAGGCTTTGCCTTACATAGCCATGAGCTCCGAGCCGCTCACGATTATCGGGTTTCCGTAGAAAGCCAAGCGAGCACCGATGTTCGTCCACGAGTTCGAGAAACCGTCGGCCGAGGCCGCAGACGAAAGACCGCATAGCGACCCGTAGTGAGCGTCACCCCCAACGAACAGCAGCTCGCCACTTGTCGAAGCCCAGAATCCATCGCAGTAGTACGTACTGTCACTGCCTCCTACTGCTTGCGGAAAGGCATCCCAATGTGCGCCTAGCGTCTTGCGTGTGATAAACCCTCCATTAGCAGCTGATGGAATAGTAAACTTCCTTCCATCAGCTGTATTGCTTACACGGTTTCCGCTATAGACAACAGCATATCTCGTATCGCCATCCTTGTAGAAACGGATACCTGGACGGAACTCCCAATGCTTACCCCATAAGTCCTCAAAGCTAAAAAGCTTAACAGGATATTGGTCGCCTAGAGTAGCATCATTATAGAGTACCTTACCGCTGCCATCACCGAGAGAGATACACTTACCCATAGGTACATCACGACAAGCTTCCCATTTAGAATGCTGGAATCCCGCTCCAATTACAGATTGTGTATTAAGGTCACCGAAACTTACTTGTTCCAAAGCTTCTATGAGACATTGAAATCCGTAGTTTGCAAGACCGAAGTTCGAACCAAGCTTCTGTGCGCAAGCCCAAAATGCGCTCATCGTTCTGGAATGCGAAGGGGCTACGTTAGGTCTTGAATGACCAACACCATTTTCATCTACGTACATTTTATATGCACCTACCCAGTTTGGCGAATCGAAAGTCTTGCCGCCCGAAATAGGGAACAATCCTCCGAATTGCATAGTTTTACCTTCTGCCTTGAAGTGACAGTCAGGAACATGAACCATCGTCTCATACTTAGACGCATCATCCACCTTTGTTCCGTCAGCAAAGAACTCCCATGTGCTAGCATCGAGTTTTGCTGCATAAGCTTTACCATTCACAACCTTCATCATATATCCACCCATTGCTCTCTGATACATATCAGCCATGAAAGGCGTTGGAAGAGCGAATTTAGGGTTAGAAGACTGCTCCAAAGTGATTGTAGGGTAGAAGATATTATTACCCATCATCTTCTGAAGGTCACTGAGGCTTAATCTACGAAGAGCACCATCTGCTACAATTAAGAAAGTTTGGTCGGGATTCATTGCCGACACGACTTTTTTCTCTGTTAATTTTACACCCATATTTATATTATATTTTAAGATATTACTAATCTATCAACGGATTGCCATCCTCATCAAGCAGGTAATTATCACCTTCGTCAAGGAGATAGTCGTTGGCAGGTCTCTGTCCGTATTCTATCTGTTCTTCAAGATAGTCACTCTCAACATCGCCAAGACCAGATTCCTTGATTGAGAAGTAGCATGAATCTCCCTCTTGCCACGACTTATTTGTAACGATATTACCATTAGTTGCTTCTGTATGCCATTGCAATTCTACGATGCGGTTAGGGTATTCAACAACCCTTCCGTTGTACTCCAATATAGCCTTGTTGCTTCTGTATATCTTACCCCATTCAATATCATTGCATACCATAAATTTAGGCTGCCCGAAAGAAGGATAGAACCTAGAAGCGGAAAATTGGAACTGAGCAACAGCCTTGCCGTTTATTACCGCCTTGATGGTATAATTATTCTTCTCTACAAGTCTAAGGTCAAGTACAATCTCTGATGCAGAGATAGATATAATCTCGTTAGGGCTTGCAGCAGACGAAGCAGACATCTTAGTCGTTCCTCGGTACAGCTCAATAGAGAATCCGCTTGTAATTCTATCCTTAGACTTATATACATCAATCGGAATGTGACATTCATACTGATTGCCGTCAAAGCAAGCGTTTCTTGCTTCCGTAGATGCCGATACGATATTATTAGCAACCTTATACTCGTAGAGTGCCAGCTTATCGAGGAATGGATTGTAAGATATATCCGTATCTTCCCGAATGCCCATACCGTATGTATCTGCGCCCTTGTCTGCCGTATACAGAGTAATAGGGTCGGCTGTGATATGCAATATAGAGTTCGTTCTGTAATCGTAGAGGTCAGCTTCGAATTGTAACTGCTGCTTATCGTTACTTGAAAGATTACGCTTAATTGTGATTGCGCCACGATTAGATGTATTGCTTGTGTCGATGCTATACTTACCGCTCCAGGCATCAATCTTAGATATATCCTTCCATTCCGTACCAGTCGAAACCTTCCACACCATATTAGCAAGAGACATATTCGACTGCTTGCTATCCCATGATTCATCCTGTGCCGTAGCGTTGACCTGCGGGTATGCAATACATTCAAATCCGCTCTGAGTTCTGTCGGGATAGAATTTATCGCCTGCCATAGTCTGCATGAATGGAGACTTAGGCGATGCGCATACTACCGACACCGAAACATCAAGAGGAGCGAATTTCCTATTAACCTTATTTGTAACTATTGGCATAATCGTTCCTCCTAATCATCAACCGTTAAATAAGCATCTGCTGACACCGATACACCGATGATATTATTATTCTCATCAATGGTATCAGCATTCCTCACAATAAATCCGTCACTGACATTCTTAGCCCAAGTCATCGTCTCTGAGCGTACATTCTCCACAGAACCATTATTATCAGTATAGATAACGAAGGTAACATTGCCAGTTATGCTTTTAGGCACTTGTCCTGTCTCGCAGTTGGTAACGATACAGCGGAACGTCTGATTACTGTCTTCATCAACCTGTCCGATTGAATTAAGGGCAAGCTGATAAATATCAGATATATCATCAATGCTGATACCAGTTCTATAGACAGCAGCACCATCAACAATAAATTCGAGGACGAAGAGTTGGTGACTATCTACATAGAGTTTATCTGTGTCTCCTGTCTTGTCTCTATGTATAGTGATTCCACTTGCTGGATTATTGTAAGTACCAGCAAGGTCTGTTCCGCTGCCACGATATAGCTTAATCGAATAGGTAGATACTTCTCCACCTGCGGAGTTGAACAGCCAAGGTCTGAGGACAGCTTGCGTCTGCCCCTTGCTTAATACCGTAGTATCAGCAGATACACCACCGAAATAAGATGAACCACCCAGCATGGATACCAATATATCTATACTCTTCGACATCGGATAGGTGCTAGCTCCCATCACAGCAACTCCCGAATATGTAAGAGTATCAGAATCCTGATTAGTCTTCGAAGCAAGGTCTGCGATAATAGAGAGAGAACCATCCGCATGATTAAGCTTGAATCTGCCATCTACTGTAGAAGTCTCCCATCCTGTTCCACTGAAACTGAAACCTAAATCCTTGCCATTGTAAGCCCAAGCGTGATTTGTCAGTGTCACGTTATTTCTGCGTGCAGAGCCTACAGTCGGGGTAATGACTGGATGCGTTCCGTTTTCACTCCACTTCGGAGAGACGGTAAACGTGTCTGGGTTCAAACCTTGAAAGAGCGGAACGCCATTCGTTTGCAGACTGAGGGATAACGTATCACCCTTCAATGTTCGTCTGACTGCTGCGGTTGCCGAAAGATGAATTTCTTTTCCCATATTTTAATCTCCTATTTTTTAAACTTTAATATATTCTTGATGTATTTTGCCTGTTGTGGTGGTTGCCGTGAATACAAATTTCGCAGTATCACCCTTGCCCAAATCGTCTTCTGTTCCATCATTAGACCAGACAATATCTATTGAGCCATTGAAGTTCTTAACCTTATCTTTAGTCGCCCATGCAGCATCATCTAAGGAATCATTGGTTTTGCGTGTCACCTTCCATGAAGCTACTCCGTTTGATACATCCTTATCACCAAGCATTAACTTGCAAGTAATGTTGTGTGTCTCGCCTATAGCGATACCGCTGTAAACAATATCGGTATATAGGATAACTTGCGGCTTGTATATATTCGTAGTCGCCTTCCAATAAGGCGAATCCTCAGACGGTTCATCGGTCGTGGTCTGTCCTTCTGGAGAGATACAGAGCCATCTTGTGCCAAGCCATGTAACCTCATCATAGTAGCTGTATTCCGTACCTTCCTTCCAATCGCCGAGATATATGGGAGTCCAAATCTTCTCTCCATCAACGGTGGTTATGTGGTAGTACTTTGACACGATGTTGATGCCGTTGAATCCTACATCGAAGATGGATTTGCCTTTGAGGGAGTAGGAGTTGATACCTCGGTACATTGTGAACGTAGGTGCGGAATCTCCTTCAGTCTCCATCATCAGAAGGTGCTGTCTGCTCTTGTTGCTTCTGTTACCCATGAGAACGATGGTATCACCTACGGCAGGGGTGTCAGAACCTTCCATGCAATTGTTCTTCGCTATCTGAATCCATGCGAACTTCTTTCCGTCATAGAGCTCGTGACCTTCTTCATCAGTGATTACCTCATTCTCGGTTGATACCTTAGTAACAAGTCTCCAGTAGTCCCTGTTGCTGACGTTTTCATAAACTCCAGACTTAATGTTAAACGTCTGACAGCGAACTTGGTCGTCTACCTTGAACGAATTGATTGTTGCGGTAGTTCCATCATCAGCGAGGAGATAACACCTCCATGCAATCATTTCATTCGTTGTCTCGCTGTATACTTCCTTGATATAGCTTATCTTGCCAGCAGCAGGGCTGAGAACGATGTTACCTCCAACGTAACTGAGTTCACGTATCAAGAGGGTGTTGAAGATTGCCTTACCCCAAACAATCAAATCCGTGAGCAGCATTTGAAACTTTCCATCGCTTCTCTGCTTGATTGCAAATCCGCTCTGTTCTGATTCGTTGAAGTCGAGAGACTTCAAAAGATTCACCAACACACTAGAGAGGATAGCGTTGCCGCTTCCGTCTATGCTATAGTTGTTTCCGTCACCAATGTTCAATCCTTGCAAGAACTTCTGTACCTTCTCCCATGTGATTGTGCCCTTTGCTGTGTTATCCAGCAGCCTAGATACAAACTCCATCCTAGAACGTCTAGCAGAATAAACGTTACTATCGGATGCAGGAGTGGTATCGTTCATGCCAATTACATAGACACCTCCACCATTACCGATTCCTGTGCCGCCTATCTGCATTCCATTCACCTTGATGGAATCAACCTTGTCTTCCAACTTACCCAACCGGCTAGTAGCTGCCTTCTCGCCAACCGTGTACTGAGGGTGGTCGTAAGGGATATCCAAAGGTATCTCCATACCGATGATACGAGAGTTTCTGTAGTGCTTGCCATTTGCGTCCACCTGTGCAAACATATCATTAATCAGCTTTACCTGCTCACCTAGAGGATGATAATCGTATGTCCCATCATTGTAGAACTTTTCACCATCCATCGTGCAAGTGAAGTTTGAGTTGCTGATCATGGTCTTCTGATAGTACTGCTTCGACCTATCGTACAGAGATAACTGAGCGTTAGGAATGAGGTCAGTATCTGTAATCTTTGTTGCATCCCAGTTGAAGAGAAAGAACTTGTCACCAACCTTCGGGCACATGACGCTATCGGGAAGTGTTCTTCCGTAGGTGTCATTAGCAACAATCTCGAAGTAGTTAACCTTGTCGATAACTTTGAAACTAACATCGAACTCCATCCCAATTAGAGCACCACTAGTGAACTTGATACCTAGAGTGAGGTTGCTCTTTATCCAGCTAGATTCAAAGCTAGTAGCAAAAGAATCTGTAGCTGTGACCTGCCAGAAGGTCTGTGTTGTCTTCGTACCATCGTCATTATCAACGGTGCTATCGTAGGTCTTGATACTGCTGACCACGCTTTCAACCTTTGGATATTCTTCCTCAAACATCACGACACCTTCGATAGCCTGCTTGTCGCACTTTACGACATTCACATTCTCCAGGTAACCATCCTTGGCATAGAAACCATCACTATCCACTTCCTTGTTAGGGAGCATAAGGTAATCAGTAGCAACGCCATCTGTGGTAACGTCCGCATCGGCACCAGTGAAATATCCTTTCGGAATATTCCTATCTGAGCCGAATGCGTACAGTCTAGTGATATAAGTTGACTTGGATTCTGTATAAGACATAGACAGCACATTAACGTTCTGCTCGAATGTTGTCTGTCCTTCCATTTCGCAATATCCAAGGTATATAATAGAACCATCTATCCACCATTCACAGTTGAGTGCGTCTTCGGAACAGATGGAGTTGAGAGCATCAAGAATACTGATGGAGCCGTACTCGATCAAGAATCTCTTCTGTACATCGAAAGCCTTGTTGTTATATGTAGTATAATCAACAGAGAACTCCTTGCCATTGTATGTAAGCCCTAGCGCCTTTAGGTTGCCGAGGATAACGTTCATGTGCACGCCTACCGTAGTTGTGAGTTTGAACAAGGTTTCGTTTGCTCCATGCTGAGGGCGATACTTGCAAAGCTTATTCTTCCAAGCCATATAGTAGGCATCCATCTGCATTTCGTAGTCGTAGCCATCACTATCATTGTGCTTAGGGAAGTATGCTGATGTCAGCTCGAAATAGCCGAAGTCTGGAATCTCCACAGAGTCCCCAATCTCGAAATAGACAGGAGTAGCCGTAGTGAACTTCAAGATGATGTAGTGGTGGTCCATAAGCTGATATGACAGCTTAGAACCTTCACCGAAGTCCTCTAGTGTGAAGAATACCTTGTTATTTCTCTTAATTTGAATCATGAGTTTGCGTATTTACTTGTTTCACCTCTGTCACTAGGGTCTGGCTCGTTGAGCTTTAGGCTGAACTTTGCCATTTCCCGAATGCACTGACTGAATTGAGTGCAGGAGAGATAGATGCACCGATACCACACATTAGGCTGAAATCGGGTGCGGATAACCAACTCTCCTTTGGCAAGAACCTCGTCGCAGAACCTAGCATAGTTCGTCAAGAACGTATCTGAGTCCTTGGCGGTCATATTGAATGCCAGCGTTATCTCCCTCTCATCCAATCTAGGATTGTGCTTGATAACCGACTTGCCGTCCTTTGAGCGATACTTGTTGCTGATGAACTCCTTGTTTGGTGCAGGGGTCATGAGCGTACTGAGGGCGGTTTCATCTAAGAAGATGCCCCACGTAAGGTAGGCATCCTTGCCATTGATATAAAGTTGTCCGTTAGTCATAACTATTTAATCATTAAATAACCTCATAGGCTTCGCTGTGAGCCGCTTTTGCTATTGTTGAGTATAGTTGTAAGGGTTGACGAGCGAAAAGCCTATAGAGGTCAAATATCCTTTAATCTTCTGTTCATGTCATCTAGCTTTGTCCCAAAGTCATTATAGGTGAGCTTTGAATACTTCACGATGTCTTCGAGGTAGCTGTTTGTCATGATCATCATGTTCCTAATCTCCAATACTGCGCCATTGGTTGAGATTCCGAGTGTAACGATGCTCTCCATCTGTGAAATGGTGGTAGTCATGTTCTGAGCGATGGACTCTCCTGCAATCTGTAGAGCCGTGAAGCGACCATTCAGCTCGTCTGCGGTATCTTGCCCCATAGATGCCCATCCTCCGCTTGTTGCGGTCTGTGATGAGGATGAGGAACCAGTGTAGCCTGTCACCTTCGCCCAATCATCACGTCTCTTCAATCCTTCCTGGACAATATCATCGTAACGCTTGTTGAATGCTTCTATGTCTGTTTCGGTAAGCTTGCCATCGTTGTCCTTGATAGCCTTCGCCCAATCATCATAGAGCTTCTTCAAGTCGCCGTTGATGAGGTCTTCCATAGAGTAGGAGAGAAGAGCCTTCTGCATCATTTCGGAGAAATCGTCTGCGAAATCCTGCGCTGACTTGCTCATATCCATGAGGTCTGAAACGAAGCTATCCTTCATGCTGTCAAAGGAAATCTGTGTAAGACTTTCCTTCAGCTTGTCTGATAGTTCATCCAGCTTGCCCGCTTGGTCTATGTAGTCATTCAGCTTTTCCGTCAGACGTCCGCCATAGTTGCCCTTACCAGTGTTCTCGATGTGCTCCCAAATAGCAACATTGCCACGGAGAAGCTTCATTTCCTCTGGACTGAGAGAGAAGAGGTCACCGTTGAAGTCCGATTTGACGTTCTTCTTGATCCAATCCATCTCGTCACTACCGAAGCCGCCCCAATAAGCGTTCCATGAGTGGTGTGAACCGTGATAGCTTGCCTGCGCCTTTGCGATGCCGAGGTAGTTCTGATTGGTCTCCTGCTGATTCTTATAGGCTTGCTCGTAGTATGAGGTTGCCTTGGAGCCATAGGAGTTTTCCATTGCGTCAGTCAAATCCTCGATGGATTGCTGCAAGAGGGTATTTCTGTCCGTCAGTCTTTCGATGGTATCATTGACCTTCTTTGCATTTCCATCTCCACCGAACAGACTATTAAAGCCACCGAATGAAAGCGTGTTGAGGATATGTGAAACGTTGTTTCCGATACTCTTCAATGGCTTCATAACGATGTCGCCCGATAGAGCATCATCAAGGATGCCCGTTACTGCGCCAAAGACCGTGTCCATGAGGTTGCTGATAAGTGTTCCGAAGCCATCTTTCAGAATATCGAGGATGCCGAGTATTGCGGAAATTATTTCACCTGCCATACCGCTATCCCCTAAAGCTTTCGTCAGAGATTTAGCTGCGTCACTATCTTTACCGAGCAACCCTTGGATGCCCTTTGCAAGCGTGTTGGCAACGTCCTTCTGCATAGAGCCACCGAAAAGCTTGTCAAGCCCTAGGATAGAGTTTCCTATGCCTTTGAGCGACCCCGATGTAAGACCCTGCAAGCCATTTTCAAGCTGCTGGAACTGAGAAACTGCCTTCTGTGCAGATGTCTGCAAGTCTGATGATGCCTTCTGAACTGATGAACCGAACTCCAAAACGTTGTTAGATGCGGTAGCAAGTACGCCCTGCGCTCTAGAGAGGTTGGCTTCAGCCTTGCTGATACTTGTCTTGTCACCACTCTTCTTAGCCTTGGCGAGGTCTTCCTGTGCCTTGGTAACGGCTTTCGTGGCTTCTGCCTCTCGCTCCTGTGCATCAATATAGCCCTGCATGGCTGACTGATAGGAGTTGATGTCGTCAGAGACTTTCTTAAAGATGTCACTATTCCAGATGGTGGCAGAGCCTTGTAGCTTGGAGATAAGCTCCTGTATGGTCTTCTGCTCATTAACATCTGTTGTACTCTTTGAAAGCTCTTGCAGCTTCTCAATAGTTGGTTCCAGTTGGTCCTTGAACATAGCACCGAAGTCTCCGAAGATACTTCCCCAATCGATGTTCTGTCTGATGGCATTTATCTCGATGGTTTGGAGGTCCTTCTTTCTCTGCTGCTGAAGAGAGAGCTTTTCGCCTTCCGTCTGAGCCTTGGCTATCTTCTCCTCATACTCCTCGGCAATGGCTTGTTTCTGCTGATAGAGTGAACCATACTCCTTCAAGTAGTCACGCATAGAGGTGAGGGCTTCCCTGTTGACCTCATCAAGCTTCTTATTATACTCTTGGGTAGCGAGGTCTCTAGCCTTATTGAGGGCATTGGACTGAGCAGAGGTAAGGGTTACTTTCTTGCCAGCTTCCTTGTTCTTCTTCTTGAACTCTGCTTCCTGCTTGTCAATCTCGGCATTGCGCTTGGCGTAGTCGTTCTTGATTTCAGCAATCTTCTTCTCCGTGCCTTCCTGCATCTGAGATATATCGGTGTCGATATTTTCCTGCTGCAGCTGCTTCAAATCCTCGTTCAGTTCCTCCTGGGCCTTCTTGCGGTCTTCTGCTAGTTTCTTGGCATCGGCGGCTGCTTTCTTGGCTTTGGAAGCGTTCTTCTTGGCATTGGCTTCTGCCTCTTCCTTCTCACGCCGCTTCTTCTTAGCATCGTCTTCTGCCTTGGTCTGCTTAGTGTTCGCCGCATTGGTATAATCCCATCCTCGCTGGGCAATATCGTTGGTTGACATCCATTTACCATTGACTAGCGCACCAGACTTCTTGTTGTTTGCAAGGTCGCGTGCCAAAGCAGAGAAGTATTTACCTAAGCGTCCTAGCTCCGGAATATTCATATTCTGCATCCACGATGGTACCTTGGCATCGAAGTTGACGTGGAAGTTGATGTTGTTCTCGGAATAGTTCTGCATGAACTCCTTGACACGGTTGTAGAGGACGTGTACATCCTCGCCGGCACCCTGGAGCTGCTTCTGCAAAGCATTTATCCTATTCTTGGTAGAGGTGGCCTTGTTTCCGAAATCCTCTGTTGCATCTGCCGCCCGGTTGATATTATCTGCCTCTTCACTATGCAGCTTCTTTGCAGCTCGAAGCTCATAGAGATAACCAATCAATGCCTTCCTGGCATCGCTTGTATTGTCTCCTGTAAAACCGAAAGCATTAGCTAGCTTTTCAGATTCGGATATCAAAGAAGCCTCTAACTGATTGTATTGCTTCAGATAGGTCTGATACTCCTTGGAATGCTCATTCAATCCAGCCATCTTCTGTGTTAACTCTTCAAACTGCTTGATAACCGAGTCAGATACGATGTTCTGTATGCCGACGGCTATACCGCTGCTAGAGGTTCCGTAATCCTTCAACTTACTCAAAAGTGCTTGCTGGGCACTATCGACACGGTTGTTGTAGTCTTCGTTAGCCTTGGAGATTGCATTGGCTCTGTTGCGCTCTGTAGCCTCCAGCTTGATTTGTTCGATGAGTTCATTGGATTTGTCTATCTCCTGCTGCTTGACATCCACAAGGTTGCTCTCGTCTTCCTTGATCTTGTCAATAGCAATTCCGTAGTTGTCATAGATGTTTGACAGCTCCTTGATTGTGTCCTTGTAAACCTTGGAGCCTTCCTTTGCAGTCTTCAGAATGGAGATTAGCGACTCGACCTTGCTTGATGCTTCATTTGCACTCTCGGTAAACTTGGAGGTCTTGGTTGCTGCATCCTCAGCGCTATTGCCAAACAGCTTGAGTGCGACAATGGCGGATAATACTGTTCCTACGACAAACCCTAAAATATTTGTCTTGCAAGCTAAATTGAACACTCTCATTGCTTGTGTTGCATTGCTTACTGCTTTAGCAAGCTCAATGAACCTAACTGCTGTATTAAGCGCAATGCGAGCCTTTTCTATAGCAGCAAGAGTTATCACGACAGCCTTGTAGGCTCCGTATGCTGTAACAGCGACCATTACAGCCTTGCCTACCGTCTCCCAATTCTCAACGAGGGTGGAAACGACTCCCAATCCGGTATTGATAACGCCCTCCTGGGATTTGCCGAGGTCATTGAACATCTGCTCGATGGCATCCTTAATATTGCTTATCTGACCGGTAATAGTCTTAGACTGAGCTTCCATCAAGCCACCGAACTTGCTACCCTCGGCGGTCATACTCTGCATTGCCTGGATGAAGATATCGCTGGTAACCTTGCCTGCCTTGATTTGCTTCTGGACCTCCTTGATGGCGTTGGTAACGTCAAGACCCATAACCTTGGCTATCTCGTCTGCGATAGGAATACCTCGGTTGAGGAACTGGTACAAGTCCATCGTGTCCATCTTACCCTTGGCAATGGTGGTACCATAAAGCATCACGAGGTCTTTAAGGTTCAGACCCATACCTGCTGCCACGTCTCCCAACCCGATAAGTGTCTTGTTGACGTCCTCGGCTGCTACGTTGAAAGCAAGCAACTGCTTGGCTCCCTCTGTTACATCCTCTACGCCGAAAGGAGTGATGGCTGCCGTGTGGATCATCTGCTTCATGAGAGCATCAGCTTTCTCCTCAGACTGCAACATTGTCTTGAATGCCATTTCCGTCTGCTGGAACTGACCGCGGACCTGCATCATCTGATTGACGAACTTGCCGATGCTCCAACCTCCAATGGCAATGTTCATGCTGTTCTGTATATTCGAGATTACATCGCCAATGGACTTTCCGTCCTTCTCAACCCTCTCGGCAGTCTGATGAACTGCGTTCTGAATGTCTCGAAAACCGGAAACGACCTTGGCTGTCTCGACTATTGTATCGAATTTAATGCTTGGCATAATGTTCTATTTTCCTTGAATTTATACTCTGTTATAAAGAATCGCCGGGGAAACACCAAATGTGAGTGTTCGATATGGGAACTTTACGTGCGTGCGCAGGAAGACTTCGGTTAAATCTCGGTCTCTGACTCTATCACCGCCTTCATGACCGCCTCCTTGTTGTTGCCATCGATGACCTCTTCCCCTGCTGCCGGTATATGTGCTTTCTTCCTCTCCTCGTCAGACAGATAGATTGAAGTAATCTTGTCTTTGAGCATGAGAGTCAGGTTGTTATACGATATTCCCCATACCACGTAATCGAAAGTCCATCCGTATCTTTCGCAAGCGGCATCTATGAGAGTTCCCCATATTGTCTTACCTCCGAAGATAAAGCTATTCTCCGACTTCTTTGCTGCGTTGACTTTTGCCATACGCTTCGCTTCTTCTTCCATTCCTGTCTCTTTGGCTATTGTCTGGTATGAGTTAGCCTTAAGGATGATGATGAGAAGAGTAGCTATATCCTCGTTGGAGCATTCTTTGAAGATTAACTCCGTCTGCCTGCTTACGCATTTGGAGTCTAGTATTTCGTTCTTTGTATTGAGTGAGTGATATGCAATCAATCTGCAGCATGTCTCCCTTTTGGTGTTTGCAACTCGCAATGCTTCCAAGAATGGATCAGCTTGAAGTAACTCCTTGTCTAGCTCCAAGCTATCTACCAACTGCGACGTTAGGTACATCATGCCCAGTGTAGTAGGGTATATGTTAACGTGAGCGTGCTCAGTATCAAAGCCTATCGGCATATCTGTGAGCGTATTCGATATAATGATTCCTAACTCTTCCATATCACTCGAATTTAAATTGTTGGCACCCAAGGCAGGACTCGAACCTGCGACTTTCAACCAGCTTTTGAAGACCCTGGATTTTCATGCGACGGACTATTTGGTCTCGCTCTGCCCCTGAGCTACTTGGGTAGGTTGCCGGCTGATAACCCTCAGCCGGCGGAAGGGATATTAGGATATGCCTATGTCTCTGCGTATGTTTCTGTGATTTCAGCAGGAGGGGTATCACCATCCTGCGGCTTCTTGAAAGTCAAGGAATACTTTCCACCTGTTCCCTTTGTGGCAGTGATAACACGCCAGCGGTAAGCACAATAGACCTCCTCACCCTTTGCGTTTGTAGTCTTAGCCACCACGTCACCCTCTGGGATAAGAGCTGCGTGGGTATAAGTGATGGAAGCACCTTCTTCTGTTGTATAGCCCTCCTCGGCACCGATGGTGGTATTACCCATGTAAACGCCAGGAAGCTCGGCGTCTTCTGGCTGGATAGCCAAACGGTAGTTACCCTCAATGATACCATCAATAGTCTTGAATGGCTGCGACTGGTTCTTCTTGATGAAGAGCTGATATACAGCCTCGTAGGTAGACTTCTTTGTCTTGCGGTCAACAATTCCGCCACCTTCCTCAACCTGGGTCATAGTATCACCTTTCGTTGGAGTAACAGTAGTAGTGCCATCCTTTGGAGTTGGGAGCTTAGTCCACTCATTCTTTTTGCTACCTACCTCTTGAACGTAGATAGTGCATTTGCCCCATGATGTTACTGACATAATTTAATCGTTTATGAGTTTATATTCAACTTGATTATTTATTACATGTTCTCCCGTGCTTGCTGCATATACCCTCTGCTCAATAGCGTGGGCAACATATTCGCTCGTTCTGAACATTTCCAAGAGATTCCAAGCCAGTTTGCAGATTTCGTCAACTCTGATAGTGTTCTCCTCGAACTGCCCATCTACATCCTGGTCTTGTATATATATATTTACATTTATAATCGCCGTTTGAAGCTGCGTTCCCTCATTAGCCAAGATGGAGATAACGACATCTTCCTTATGAGAATTATGCGGTCTCATCGTCTTTGACAGCTTGCCATTGACGTTGTTCATGAAACCGCTTTCGTTGATGTACCGGTAAACATCTGTCTTAATTGCTCCGTCTGATTTCATATCTTCCACTTGTTTATTTCATTAACTGCTGAGTCTATTGCTGTCTTCACACGCTGCTCTACAATGGATGTGGCCCATATCTTCGTTGAAGCGAGGACATCCTTGCTTTCCAAGGCTTCCACCTCTCCTGCGTATTCCATTCCGGCAACGACAACCAAAGCATAAACCCTGGAATATTCCTTAGCAAGGTCATTGATCATCTTCTTGCCCTTTACAGAGCCGTCTGTGCCACTGAGAACCTGCGAAAAGGCTGATTCCATATATTTACTTCCCTGCTCGTACACGGCGAAACCTATGGAGCTTCTTAGGTTGCCCGTATGGTCTATCCAGCTTTCCTTGGCAGACCTGTTACGGATTCTAACCACAGATTCGTCTCCTAGCTTGCTCAATGCCTTAAGCACATTCTCCTGTATCTTCCTTGCGGCTCTTTGTAGGAAGGCATCGAGAGCGGAAGCGCTGGTTGTCATTCTTATGCCCATATCTTACACTGGAGTTGATAACGATGAAATCCCTTGACCTTGATAATTACCTCCTCGGCCCCTAAAATTTCTAACTTAATAAAATCCCCATAAGAGAACTTTTTAATCCATACGGGCAAGTTATGCACTTCGTATGAGTAGTAATCTATGGAACCGTCAGATGTAACTAACTTGTTTGCCTCGCCAGCAGGAACTACATCGCAAGTGCAGCAGAACTTCCACTCGGTCTTGCCCTGGTGATAATTTCCATCATCATCTGTATAGCCAGCTACCTTCTGCTGCCGGTATAGCTTTGAGGCATGAAAACTCAATAGACTCATCAGCAATTAATGTAAACTGTCGGCTTTGGAGTAAGTGAAACCTCCTCCTCGCCGATAGAGTTATATAAACGATTGACTTGAACTAATATAGCCTTTCGCTGGTCTTCCGAGAGGGAACCTATTGATTTGTCCGCTTCGGAGAAGCTAACGGCTTGTATGAGAGAAAGCAGACAGTCGGCAAGCGTTCCTTTGTAGGCGTCACTTCTGGCAACGTCACCAGTGAACTCTGATTCGATATCGAGGTCACGCTTGATGCAGGCGTTTTCCACGAAACCATAGGGGATAGGTATGTGTACCTCATCCACCAAAGCTTGTCCGACCGTCTTCATGATTACTCCTCAGCTTTAGCTGCCTTTTCCTTGAACTCCTTCTTCTTCACAGGAGGAAGCTCGTTATAGGCATCAATAACCTCCTTGTCGCTGGCGTCACTAGGAAGTGTAGCACCAAGAGCGTTGAGAGTTGTGATAGCCTCCGGCTTCTTGTAGGTCACATCAGAGATTGTTACCTTAGCGTCATCTGTATCTGCTTTCTCCTTTTCGGTATCAACCGAAACGTCTGGGTCTGCCAGCTTAGTATTAATCTGATAGATTGTGTCAACGTCCTCGATGACAGGCAAGCAGTATGCCTGCACCGCAGTTGTCTCACGCAACGGATCAGTTGTTGAATACTGAGAGATAAGCTTGTAATCAATCTGCTGATAGGTTACACCTGCCACTCTGTTGGTTGCCTCTGCTACCTGACCGTAAACGAGGGCACCAATCATCTGTGAGCAGACACCGATAATCATATTGTTGTTCCAAGGCTTAACACTCTTCTTCACGCCATCATGCTCTAAGCGGACGGTACGGTTGATAATGCGGAATGATACACCGGTCTCGTCCAAGAATGCTTCCTGGAATACGCTGGAAGTAGGAACCGGCAGCTTTGTGTTGGAGTCATAAGTCTGACCCTTATAGTTGGCAACAAGCTCGCGAGCGTCCTGTGCCTTCTTCAATTCGTCAAACTTAGCCTTTCCAATCCAGAAGATCAAGATGGTGTTGCCATCATTCGAAGCTCTCGAGATACATTCCTTCAAGTCTGCAACGGTAATACCAGTATCAACATTGTTGATGCCGAGCTGATTTTTCGGCAAGTACTGATACTTGATACGGAGCAATTCCTTTGGATTATCGTCGTCACGAACAGCTACGTAGCCGTTAGAAAGACCATACAGAAGGGCGTACTCATTACGCTCATCAACACCGACATTACAAGCTACCGGGTCCTGCGCCAACTTACGGCGAATCTCTGCTGTCTGACCGCCCTGTGCTTCCATGAGTCTGAGAGCGAGGATATCTGACTCCTTCAAGAATTTCTTCATACCAACCTTTGGCAGTTTGCCGTTGGCGGTTGAAATCTTGTCACGAGACTTCAAAGGAACCGGAGAATCCACTGCTACGTAGTCAGCAGCTACGTAAGAGGTATCAACTGTATCGGCTTCCCATTTGTTGTCGGTAGAATAAACGCGGCGGAGAATGGATGTATCTTTGTGGAGATACGTCATCTCGTTCTTGCGCTTACCATTAATCTTCTCAATCAATGTCTTCAGGATTGGGAAGAAACTCAAGATATACTTAAGAAATAAAGAACTCTGTTGCATAAATCACCTCCTTAACCGATTGCATCGTGTCCCCACTGAAGAGTAGGAACGGCTGTTTTCAAAGCTGCCTTGATCGTATCGACAGGATAAGGGACAGCCTTATCATTAGCCTCACCTGCCGTCATAACACCTACATGAGGGGTATCTGCAGGAGCAGTTGTCATGCAGACACCTACATACTCGTGATTTTCCGGCAATGAAGCATAAGCCTCACCTGTTACCGGCATAGGCTTGTACTCGCCAGACTTGGTATCACGAATGATAATGTGTCCACACTGGATGAACTCTCCAGAGAAACCTGCCATGTCAAGAATGACACCACCCATGATGCCATTCACGTAATTTCTGATGATTACAGACTCCTTGCCTGAATCATACGTTTCTGTCTTGCTTACGCCATACATAACTTTTAAAATTTAAAGATTACATTGTTTCGGCAAGCTCATCAATCTCATTGTCCTTGATAACCTCAACCTCATCCTTCTTAGGCTTTCTCTGAGCCGCAGGAGCACCAAGTTTTCCGAGACCTTCGTTAGCACGCTCTTGATCGATAGCTGCCAAGTCCTCCACAACACTGTCGTAGAAATCATCGAACTCAGATTCGTTCTCGAACTTCATCTTGTCGAAATTCTTCAAGACAGTCTTTCCGAACGTACCTTTGTCCTTAAGGAGTGCCTTCAGCTTAGAACGGCGGCCATCATTCTCACGCTCTGATTTCAAACCGAGGATTTCGGTCTGCAAGGCTTTGTTCTGAGTAATGAGTGCCTGCGCCCATGCTGGGACCTGCTCATCTTTCTCTCTCTTCTGTTTGCGGATTGGTTTCTTGTTGCCGGCAGGGTCATCATCATCGTCATCGACCTCGTCGTCATCCAAGTCTTGACTATCCTTAAAACTCTGGATAGTACGCTGCGCGGTCTTTTGCGCAATCTTAAGATAAGGAAGAACCGCATTAACCTGCTTTTCAATCTCTGCGTTTACATCCTCGTCTGAGGCTTCTTCATCGAGTTCTAAGTTATTGGCAACATCGGCAGCAATACCCTCTAACTCCTCTCTACTGAACCCCAACGCCTTTGATTTGGGTTTCAGAATAACTAAAACTTGCTTCGTTCTTTTTTTCATTCTAACTAAATATTTAATTGAACAATAAAATTCAAGAAATATCCCAGTACGAAGCGATAGCAATAAGTAATGCTGCAAAATTATAAAAAAAGTATTTAATCACCAAATATATTACAAGAAATATACTTAATGATTAAATACTTTATAGTTACATATAAATATTAGTCTGGATAATTAAGCTTATCCGGTCCAGCTGTGGATAGATATACGGAGAACATATCACATAGCTCTTTTGCTCCTTTTAAGTCGTTGAGCCTATAATTTCCGCATTCCACTTCCGATGCACCTGGAATCGTCTTTGATAGCGAACACGCTTTAAAAGCTTCCACTATCATTTCCTTTATTAGCTTTGAAGTCCATGTACCTTTAAGGATAAGATAAAAACCTGTAAGACATCCCATCGGACCAAAATACAGAACGGAATTGCTAAGAGGGCTATCATTGCGTAGGTAGTCCGCCATCAAATGCTCTATTGTGTGCGCTACAGCAGGTGACATCATATCTTTGTTTGGCTTGCACACGCGAATATCGAATGTGGTAGCAGTCTCCATGCCCCATTTATCTACTCTCGAAACATAAAGACCTGGCTTCAGTTTCGTATGATCAACTTTAAAACTTGGTATCATTCTCTAATAATTTACAAACAACACTAAATGCCTTTTCGGCAAGACTATCCCAAAAACCTGCATACTGCTCGGTCTGGTTCGGCTCCAGGGGATTATCGCTAATAACTCGAATGGACGTAAAACCAATACCCTTCTTGTAGCATACCTGCGCGAGGGCAGCAGACTCCATGTCAATAGCACACACGTTATAAGAATTAGGAAGAAACTCCTTAATTGCCAATACCTGCTCTCTCGTAGTGACAAACTTATCTCCCGAAGCTATTGTTCCTAATCGGAATCTTTTATCCATATCAATCCAGGAGAAATCAGAAGGAAAGACTGCCGGCATACCTTGAACTTGCCCGTTGGCATTCGGCTCTCCGCAATATACATCGTGGTAGCAGTACGAATTGCCAATCACGACATTACCAGGTTTCAATCCCGCAACGGCAGCACCGGCACATCCTACCGAGATAACTCTTGTAACTTTGCTAGACGTATTCGACGAAAGAAATTCTGTCAAGCAAGATGCCGCATTAACCTTGCCAATACCAGACTTGATTAAAGCTATGTTTTGAACATTTTTGTAGTCAAGCCAATTCTTTGCAATCCATTCGCTGATAAGGTCGTATTCCTTATCCATAGCGGTAACTATGACAATCATTACGCACCTCCTTTCGTTAGCTTAAGCTTCTTGCAACGGTTGTAAATAGCGTTCTCGTCCACGCCAATCTTGGTAGCAATGGCTTTTACCGGGTACTTGCCATACATTCTGCGAATGATGAAATCCTCGTCAGCAGTAAACACGTGGCTCTTGCTGATACCCATTTCCTTCATCTTTCGATGGATGGCCCAATAATTACGATTGAGCTGCTTTGCAATCTCCGTTGTCGTCATCACCAAAGCGTTAACCTTGATGAACTCAATCTCTTCTGCACTAAAATGTTTTCCTCTACTCATTATTTAATATTTGGGTTCGTTAAGCCGCCCAAGGCTTTCTTTCTCTTTCTGTTATATCTTCTGTTTGCAGCAATCCTTTCAGCGTTCTCTTTACGATAGACTTCCATTCTTGCTAATAAATGTTCCTTATGCTCCTGGTAGTACCTTTTATGGTATTCCCGGATATCTTCCTCACTTCTCGCCATAAACCTTGTCTTTTATAAGTTCGTACAGTGATGGGCTGAGTGTGCTCCATTGGTCATTCTCGTCTTTCACGAGATAGAATCCATCAGGGACATAGAACTCTCGATTTTTCAACCTAACTATCAACGTCTGCTTCGTGCGGTCTCCGCTGATAGTCTTTACTAACTCTGAAACGTCCGGGCATTCCCATAATTCTTGAATGCTCTCGGAAGATACTTTAATTGCTACCATATCATTTCTATTTAATGTTTTTACCAATCTAAGTATACAACACCCATCCCATGACAAATACCGCACGTCTTGTTTCCTTCTCCATTACATTCTGGACAACAATGCCGATGTTTAACTATAGGCGCAGGAGGTATCAGCATACGAATAAGAGCCATCCTAAAATCTGCATCATGACAATTCTTGATGGCATCTAGTATTTCTTGTTCCGTTAGAATAAACATATCCCTTAAACTTAATTTATGAATATTTACCAATTCCAAATGTCAGCGTATCTTTCATCTGGTGGTGTTTTAATCTTTGGAAATATAGGAGTATTGCTGATAACATGATGGTCGCAACTTCCTGTACTTCCACTAGTAAGTGGCTCTCCGTTACAGACTAATCTATATTTACATTCATCACATTGTATGTAATTCATATCACTTGAATTTAATGATAAAAAACTCTGTATCAAGCCATTTGTCGGGGCATAAGCCTAAGACAGGCTTTCCGATGGTGATACTTTCAATCTCCTTTTCTACCTTTGGGCTATCGTCATAGTAGCCGTTCTTGAAGAGAACGTGAGTGAATGGTACGAACTTCATTGTACCATTATTCAGTTTCTCCTTGATAGTATTGATGTCTATAAGCATCTCAAATGTCTTACCGATATGAAGCTTATCGTACTTATCGAAATCTTTGAATTTATCATCCTTGATAAGGAGAAGGCGACTCATCCAAAAATCTTTAATTACCCGATACTCTTCATTCTTTTCGCCCGACACTATCATATCGAACCATTCCTTGCTGACTGCGAGGGTAAGAACCTTCTTCTTTGCTTCTGATAAATACTTATCCATTACTTTAGTTAATCTTTCCATAAGCTAACTTATTTTCCCTCTATTGCTACTACAAAGAAATCGTCACCAAAGTCTTTTCTTCTATTCAACTCTTTGCAAAGAACAGATGTATCAGCAAGATTGATATGCTGATTTACATACTTCTCCTTATCTGTGAAGGTAAGAAGAGTTTCGTCGGGGTTATTTACTTCCACTATATTCTCTACACTTTCCGAAAGAGATTTGATTTCTCCATGGATAAAGTCATACACATTTTTATCAATAACTTTCTGTCTTGTCAGAGTTTCGACTGCTGTTTGAATCTTGAAGATTGATTTTTGCATTTCTTGTTTCATAATCATATTTTTTTAGTTTATTTGAACTACCTAATATCTCTCTAATATCGAAAGGATTTTTACCTGCCAACCTAGCAAGGCAATTCATTAGCTTGCGAGAATATCTTGCAGCAATCTTTTCTGCCTTTACGATACGATGATCAACTCTGCCATAACCACCACCTTTGCTAGCATAATACAAAGCCCATCTAGGCTCCCAGTATTGCTTAATCTTAGGCAGCTTTTTCGATACATCTAAACCATCCAATACCATCCTTAAATAGTGAGGACTTCCGTAGCAACGCTTCATTATCTTCTTGGCTTGTCTAATCTTCATAGGCTACTTCTTTTTATTACAAGGGCAGCTCTCTGCGTGAATAACACAAACTCCGTGTTTCGTGTCCACAAGCAGATAGTCATGCCCTTTCTTGGTGAATATTTTTATATTAAACTCTTCTTTTTTGTGTGGAGTTCCTAAGCTGAAAGAAATCCTAAAACCAATTGCCCCTATAATGAAAATTAAGACGAGCCATACGACTGATTTGAAGAAATTAAAAAACTTTTCTTTCATACATTATTCTCCTCATCGAATTTGTTGCCAACAAATATGAATTTACCTAATGAAAGATAATAACCTAACGGTTTTTCATAAATCTTTCCATTAGCATGTGTGAGGTAATACCCACTTAACTCTTCCGACCATACAATTTCTGATGGAATAAAAGGATAATTCTTGATAACATCATGTTCGTACAATTCATTGCCCTCACAATCTTTCAGTCCTGTGAACTGGCAGACTGTTGAAGGGTCAATTTGAGTCCAATACCAAGAATGTTCTTCTTTTTTAGCAATAAGAATACATAGGTTGTAATCCATGTCTCTTTGAAGAAAACCTTCTTTCCATTTTCCTGTTCCAAGTTCTTTAGCCTTAAACTTTATATTTTCTGTTTTCATAAGCTACTTCTTTTTCCAATATTTACCAATTAAATAACCGATAACTCCACCCATAAAAGCTATAAACAGAACAGCTAGGGTAAGTATAACATAAAATCCAAACATAACTATTCTTCTTTAAGTTCTACTGGCTCATCGCTCCAAGATAATTCTCTTCCGATGAGCTTCTTGATTGAGCCTTTAGGTAAATCAATACCTTCTTCTGCATATATTATAAAATCTCCGTCATCAATATCATCAGCATTTGCATACCATAACTTACTTGATTGTTGACGTATTAGTTGTTCTCTATAGAAGGGAACGTACTTTTGAGTACGTCCTCTTAATGGTTCTTCACAAAAAATATGTTCACCATTTTCATCTACACATAACCATGCCATAACTATATCTTTTTAAGTTTAATTTTTATTGCCTTCAAATTTCTTTCACCTCCATCCCAGAAGCATGAACGTCTAAGATAGAAAGGTTGACCTTTAAGCCAAGGAAACTTATCATAAAAAGCCTTCCATTTAGCCTTTCCTGCCTTCAAAGAGGGTACTTCAATACAGCTTCTAGCATGGCAACTGCCAAAGACTAATGTATTATCACAAACGTTTTTATCCATAACTATTCCTCCACTTTTACGCCAAAAGGAATGAGGTCAGCAAATGCAAACTTATCAAAAGCATCTTTAAATGAATACTGTATTGAAGTATATACTGATACATATTCTAAACATCGGATAAGATGCATAACTCCATCCCTTCTACCAACTACCCACCCAAAAGGCTGGTGCTTGAGCATTTCTGCCCAGCATTCTTTTGCATTTTCGAATGGGCGGTACTTTGGCTCTGGCTTAATTCGGTACTCTGTATTATTCCAAAACTCAATCTCTGTCATTTCCGTCCAATCATTCGGAATGTCTGAGCCTTTTACGGCACTCGGTTTTGTCCTACACTCAATTGCCTTTCCTTCTGCAAAAGCTTGCAAGAAAGGATAAAATTCTTTAGCTTGATTTCTGTCCATAACTTAGTCTTCCAACTTTATTTGAATGTTATCTAACCATTCCAATACCATGTCAATAGGCACAGATGGATCAAAGAGATTCCTTTTTCTATCATACACTTCTCTTCGAATATGAATGATTTCGTTTATTGCTGTTGTTGTGCTCATCGCTTATCCTCCTTTTTTTCTGTTTCTTTCTATATGCTTTAATTGCGCAATACTTATGTTGCCATATCGTTTATACATACCTTGGAGATATGCAATATAGCTAGCTAATGTTATTTTATCTGCATTCATATTCTCTTCTTTTTACCACCTGCGAATACTTGTGTCATGTTTATCGCAGATTTAATATCTTTGTACCTGACACCACAAACTGTTGCCACATCTTTAATTGCCTCATCCATTTTGAATTGCCTTGCCAAAAACTGATTAGTCTTTATCAAACTGATGATTTCTTCTTCCGTATGAATGCCTTTCCAAAATAGTTCGGTATGGTCACCAACTCTGTCTTCATCTACAGAGAAAGGCACGCCGTAGTTGGTGTAGGTTTCGCCGTGATGTTTGATAACGTGGCGACCAGGATTCTTTCGGATATTATTTATCCAAGTTTCATTATCGCACTCACACCACATTCCATATTCTGCCGAGGTCAGCGTTTTGTCAATGCCAATAGGATAATGACCGGAACGCCCATTTGTTCCAAAGTAAATAATCTCTGCCATATTCTTTTCTTTTTACCCTCTCCTGTAAAAGGGAGAGGCGGTTAGTTAATCTTTTTTCGGCTTAATACCCCATGCAAGGCATCCAAATCTAACATCAGTACTAATGTTTGAACCATCAAAAATTCTCTCTTCTCCTCCAATAGACGTTAGGGTGATACCTATAGGCAATGAAGGATAGAGATATAGCGGAATCAAACGAAGTCCAAGAGTATTTTTCTCGTTGGCAACCTTCTTATCAAATTCCTCCTTTGTAAGGTGTCCCTTGTCTAATGCAGATTGTAAACAAGAAATTTCTTCCTCAACATCTTCTTCGGATTGCCAACTTCCAAAATGTAAAGCCTTACACTGACTTTCCGTAAGAGCATTCCAATCAATGTCTTTCTTAAATTGTTCTTGAACTTTTTGCCAAGCATCATTGAGACATTCCTTTTTAAATTCTTCGTCCCACTTTTTATATACTTGGATGCACGCAATTTGATTTGCGAGCCATTTCAAAGTATTACTAACTTTATCTTCTAATGAAATTTGTTCCATATTACTTATATTTATGTCCTATAAGGACGGTTAGTTACATTGGTGTCTTTGCTAGGATGTGTGTATAAGATGAAACATGCAGAAATATGTCATCACCATCTGTAGAAGTATTCTTAATATCATAAGAAACGCCTTCTTTTTTGTCAAATACAAACATTTCACAATCACCACCTGCAGCGTCAATGTAAGATTTTAAATGCTCTATCAACTCACTTGCTTTCATGTTACTATCTATTTATCCTTGCGGATGGTTATTTACTAAATCTCATCAAACTCTTTCTGAAATCTCTGTTTTGCTTCATTCAGAAGTTGCTTGAATTTTGTTTTAAACTCTTCATCACACTCTGAAAGCCCATAAATAGCATCATCAAGACTACTACGCATTGATTTTGAAGACATATTTAAGAGTTCATTTACTTTAGGAATTAAACTCTTTGCTAAGATATTTGCTCTTTCTAATTTTTCTGTATTCATATTACTATCTATTTATCCTTTGCAGGATGATTAACTAATCTTTTTGATACTATCAATTTCCATACTCCATAGTACAAACTCTCTATTGGAGCGAGTGCCATCTTTTTTAGCAGGGTTGATTCTTACATCAATCTCGCCATTATAGCCACCGTAACCTCGACTAGGGACGATGCTTGTAATCCAACAAACATCACATCTAGAACAGCTAACTTTGTCGCCAACCTTGTATGGAAGACTTTCGATGTAATCATTTACGTAAGAACAAATCTCATCGTTAGCATCATTGATAATGCTTCGTTGTTTGTCAACCTTTACTTTTAATTCTTCTTTTGTCATATCTTTAAAATTATGCCCGAAGGCGTTAAACACCCAACATTCTATTAATAAATCTGTCGACAGCTTGCACTGCATTATACTCTTCTACTCTTATTCTCTTTTCATATCTGTTGCAAAGCAAGGTCAATGAGTTTCTAATATTAATTAAGTCTTCTTCTGCAAGTTTATCTTTACTCATCATATCTTTGATAGAAGTCGGCTCGATTTCAAGAACTTTACTATTTATAACTTGTCTGTCTAACCCACAAAAGCGTATTGCTTTATCTATTGTGTCAAACGTTGCTTCATGACAAATCAAAGCATCATCATCATCTAGATATGCCATTGTACGCCACCTACATGGTATTCCCAAAATAGTATTTTTTTGAACAGAATAACGTTTTTCTCCATTAGCTAGCGTTTCTTCGACTATTCTCTTAGCCATACCTACACCTCCATTTCTTGTTTAAGTCCTAGACCGAAGAGAAAATGCTGGAGTTCGTGGCAGTATTGTATCTCTACCATATTATTTCCATCAACCTCTACATATAGATGACCTTTATTAGATTTATGCTTAAAGTCTATCCCAATATAAGAAATAAACCCTTCTGCTACATCTAAGTAATAGTACCATCTGTTTTGTGTTCTCCACCCATTCTTCTCTAGAATCTCAGGAGTGAGAGGAATCGGAGATACCTCATCATTATAAGTTTGAATCCAATCGTCTTTAGAAGAACCTTGAAACCCTTTACCAATAAATACAACAAGACTATAGCAACCTTTTCTTCTTAAAAAAGTATTTGTTACGAAACCTATTTTTCCAGTAGCTTCTCCATATTCAATTTTTACTATATCTCCTGGAATATATTCTAATTTATTCATATACTTTACTTTTTAAGATGATTAAACTTCTTAATAGCATCCTTCTTGGAAGCTACCATTATCTTAACTCCCTTGATGGTGAACTCGTGCTGCGCCTTTGGCTGACACTTCTGTCTATCAGATGGAACGCTGCCATAGCCATTATTTGGTCTATGATATTCCATACCAAAAGGATTACCATAATAGCTGACAGCAGATAAATATGCCATCTGCATTCTAGTCAAATTTATGAATGTTTCGCCCATACGCTTTACTCCTTAACTTCTTTAAAGATTACACACTTATTATCAGAACGTTCTCTTATTGTCCATTCCCAATATAGTCGATTATTCAAAGCGTTCCAATTATGATTTTTACACTTCAGCGTATTATTAGCGCACCATCCATGGGAACACCCAAACGCACAATTCCAACAATTTCCTGTGGCATCTTCAACAACAATGTATTTTTTGCCACAGTAATTAAAATATTCTCCAACTTTAAGCTCTTTCATTGCTCACCTCCTTTTGGAAACAAATCATCAATATTGATATATTCTACTAATGAGCCTTTAATGTAACAATCCCAAGCCTTTGTATCGACGACATCAGCTTCAAAACATTCTTCTTCTTTGTCTTTGTAATGAAGCAATAAATAGTTGCATCTACGTTTTGGTGCTTCACTAGCAGGATGCCACAAGTTCTTCAAGAACTCATTGATAGCCCACTTAGCACCTTCTTTGAAGCTATCTTTGCCTCTAAGACAAATCATTTCTTCCTCAACCTCGCCACTATTGTATCTAGCATACTCTGTCTCAATATGCTTATTAGCAGCAGCTTCTATTTTCTTATCGTCTATCATAATCAAATTGTTTTAAGAAAGTTGTAGAAATATTCAACAGCTTCCATTATTGTGTTAAATGTCTTATCTAAAGAACTTTGTATACCATCTTTTTCAAAGGTAATATGAAGTTCTACTTTATCTTTCTCCCAAGTAGCTTTGCTAATTCTCCAGTATCGGAGGTTATCACTCTTAACTACTTAATTGAAGTCAATTGACGGAACAGATTTCTTACTGCCTATTAATCTCCTTATATCCATATCTATCCCTCCACGTCTTTAGTTGTACCTAACAATGATTCATTGCCGATGTAAGGAATACATTGATTCCAACCACAACCATTACAACAATAATAAAAATCGCTATCTTTATAGCCAAACAAGCTTACTTGCCATGCTTGGCTTCCAAAGTCTCTTACCAGCACTTTATCGAATGGTTTCAGCTCAACCTTTGGCTTCAAATCCACAATCTGTTTCTTCTCAGCATCCCATCGTTTGCCTTCCTTTTCGAGAGCTGAGAAGAGCTGTTGTTTCTCTTCTTCTGTAGCAAGGCGAATTTCTACGATATTCTCTTTGAATATTTTATATTCACCGCTAATATCTAAATCCTGTGATACAATATCTAGTGAAACGTGGTCATATAAGTCACCATTCTTTTTAGAGTAATTAAAGATTTCGATAAAAGTACTGCCCTTACATTTCACGAACAAAACATCTCCATCCTTGAACTCAGAATGAGGTTTCTCTACTACCAAAGTCCCACGATTCAGCTTTCCGCCCAAACGCTCTTCGATGGTGTTAATGTAGGTCTGAGCAGTATCTTTATCTTCAAGGGAATATCTTTCAGTTATACAAAGGAAGGCTTCATTATACTTAATATTATTTTCATCTTCACTATTAAGGTAATGCTTACTATAGAAATTGGTATAGGTATCATCGTACCATTTATCAAAGATAACCTCTGTGCCGCCATCATTACTTACCAGTACATCGCCTTTCTTCCAAGCAAACTTAGACCAGTCTCGCATTTCTTTTGATGGAAAAACTACACATTCTCCATCATCATACAATTTGCCATTTTTATCAAGATACCTTCTCCACCATTCATAAAACCAAATTTTGAATTATAGAAGGATATTTTGAAACTTTTATCATCCACTTCTTCTAACTTGCATTTACCACAAGCGGAAGAATATAACTTCGTTCCTTGCGGCTTATCCTTTAGGATTTCCGCTATGTTTATCTTTTCTTTCATAACTAAACCAATTTTTGCGTTAAACAATACTGGTAGTAACTCATACTACCAACGTATTTTGATATTTTGGGCAGCTCACCATCATAAGGAGTGACTTTCAAGCCATCAATGAAATCAGCATTTTCGGTATATACCTCGGTATCATACTCATTCATAAACACCTTTTGCGCTGCCGTAGAATGGCTTTCTGCTCTCAGTTTACCGAGTGACCGCCAAACTTGTTTACGATGGACGAACAATCCATGCAAAGGAATAGTTTTTACTTCTACTTTTGTTCCCATAATCTTAACCATTTAAAGATGATAATAACTATTTGATACCCTTGCGCCCAAATCGAAGCAGCCCACAGCATCCGGCTTTAAGAAGCGTTTCTCTAATTTCTCCAATGCCTCTTTATACTTCTGCTCCATGTGCTTGCAATGAAGTCTCTGAGCTAATTTAAGTTGCTCGACAACACCCTTGCGAGCAACTCTATATTGTTTATCCGACATCATAGCCTTATTCGTTCACATAGTTGATAACATGCTCTTGACTTTGCTCATTCAAGTTGTCAAAAGCGTCTTCAATAACTTTAGCTGTCTGATCGCCATTAAGGTTATCCAGCATTTCGCCAACAACTTCTTCCATCGAGCCTAGTGGTAATGAGCAGAACTTATCAACTAAAAAGCTCTTCTGTTCGCTGATGGTCATATCATCAAACAACTCCGATAAATCTACTTCAACTTTATAATCTGCCATAATCTTAATCGAAAATATGATGGTTCAACTTTCTCTTTCTGAGGTTTCTCTTAATAGTCTCCATATCCTTGTGGTCGTTAGTATGGTCCGCAAGAAGCTTGATGATGTCGTAGATGTCATTTGCGTTATCCTCCAGGTTGGCGCAAATTTTCTCGTCACCGAAGAAACTCTTATTAAAGGGTTTCAAATGGAAGTAGTACTTTTTGGCTGCATCCTGCATTTGAGTGTAGTGCATCTTCTGCTCTTGCTTGTACTGAACGCTTAACATCCTAAACATGCCCTGTTCATCCTTGATGAGCTGATCCAATACATCTGTTACCATTGCAATCAAACAGCCATTGACCTGCAGGCGTTGAATAATCTTTTCCTGCTTCAAGCCAGATGTTACACCAAGCTCTGAGAGTGTAACCTTCAAATCGTTTACTGTAACTTTCTCTTTTCCCATTGTCTTACATTTAATTGTCAAACCATAAACCTGCATATCTCCATTCCCAATGAAGGCAAGTGTCATTAGGCTTCTTGCCTTCACTATAGCATATCTCGGAAGCTATACAATTACTACATATATGCTTCATAATCATGGAAGTTTTGATATCATATAATCTAACTCCTTATCTGTAATATCCAGATTGTTCTTACGCTTGAACTTGATGATAGCATCAATTCCGACCTCGCCTTCAACCAACTGGTAGATGGCATCCTCATCAAATCCCTTGTCTAGAACCTTGATAAGCTCCATTCCCAAATCATGGATTTTCTGCTGAAACTCCTTTTTGAGGTCTGCGTTAATTCGCTCTAAAGCTTCTGCTTTCTGACTAAATCCGCATCCGCCCTCAATGGCGAAGTCGTTATTGATGTTCTGACACATCTGGTCAATGTCCTTGCTACCGAAGAACTGAGCGAAATAGGTATCGCCCTTCAAGGACTGTAGAATATCGATTTCTTCTTGCTTTGTCATAACTAATCCTCCTTGTCTAACTTATCGTACTCCTTACGTAGCTCTGCAATTTTATTTGCAAAGAAAACCATTGTCTCTTTCAAAAGCGAAAGCATGTCTTTATGATTGAGGATGTCGCCAACCGCAGTGTAGTACTTAAGGTTTTCGTTTGTTTCCAGAAGGTCAAAGCTGCCGAAGCTTGCTACATTGGTGTTAAATGACTCTTCCTGGAAGTTACCTACCTTTGCTTGGTAGCGAATCACCATCATGTCTCTTCCTACTCCTTTCAAATTCAAATGAGCGATAAGTGACTTGTAGCCTACGTCAATACCCTCTACCTCCCAATCAGGACAAACAGAAATGATGTCCTTTATCTTCTTTGTGGCTGACTCGAACGCATTCTTAATGTTCTTTCTAACCTCTTCCTTCTTTGTATCGACTGAATTATTCATAATCTTTATAATTTTAATTGGTTCAACTTATAAGGTAGGCTCTGAATAGTCAAAAGTACTACCTTTTATCTATATGCAAAGGTACGAAAATTTTCTGATATATGCAAATATACTAACGATTTTTTAGTTAAAAATACTAAAACCATTAAATATATGCGAATATATCCGTAATTTTGCCAAATCAAAACTTCGAAGATTATGATAGATTTTAATGAACTTTTTAAAAGAAATGACGTTGGCAGCATCATAGGAGAGCTGAAACAACACGTGTTGGATATTCCACTTTGGAGTACCCTGTTATCTGAGTATGAGCCTATGCTCCATGAAATCGTAGAAGACCACGTAGGCAGACAGGACAGAACGCTTGATGACGGAATTGTAGAAAAGGCAGCTAGATTGCCTATCGGATTGGAGAAGCTTCTTACACGAAGAATCTCTGAGTTCACAATGGCTATACCGGTCAAGCGTGTATATACGTATGATCAGGCTGACGAAGAACTGAAGACGATTGTGCGTGCAATCGAGAAAATCTACACCTGTGCACACATTGATGCCGTGAACATGCACAGAGCAAAGTGTTATTACGCCTCTTGCCAGATGTTCACACTTTGGTACACGCAGAAGAAACCTAACAAGCTCTACGGCTTCGACAGTCAGTACAAACTGAAATGCAAGACATTCTCTCCAATGGACGGAGTTGACATCTATCCTTACTTTGATGAGTATGACGACTTGCTTGCTCTGTCATTCGAGTATAAGCGTAAGGTTACTGACACAGAGCACACCTTCTTCGAGACCTATACCGCAGACCATCATTACAAGTGGGACCTGTCTTCAGACGACGAAGAGTCCGGATGGAATTTGGTGGATGATAATGAGATTTCTATCGACAAGATTCCAGCCGTGTTCTGGTACCGGCACAAGCCATGCTGGGAAGGATTGAAACCTATCCGTGAGAATATCGAGTACACCATTTCACGAAACAGCGATGTTGTGGCATACAATTCCGCTCCTGTCTTGAAGATAGCAGGTGCCATCGTTGGAATGGAGCGAAAGGGAGAGAGCAAGAGGGTGTATAGAGTCAGCGAAGACGGCGATGTTAGCTACGTGTCTTGGCAGCAGGCTATCGAGGCTCTTAAATATCACGTTGACACTCTAGTCAAGCTTTTCTTCATGCAGTCTCAGATGCCGGACATCAGTTTCGAGAATATGAAGAGCCTTGGCAATATCGGCTACGATTCAAGAAAGACACTCCTCATGGATGCTCATCTTAAGATAGGAGAGGAGACTGGTGCCTGGATTGAAGGCTTCGAGAGAGAGGCCAACGTCATAAAGGCGTTCCTTTCCAAGATGAACACGAAATGGGCAGCTAGAATGGATGAGATTACTGTAGAGCACATTATCACTCCATTCATCCAGGAGGATGAGAATACCCAGATTGACAAATGGCTTAAGGCTAACGGCAATAAGCCTCTCGTCAGCCAGAAGGAATCTATCCAACGTGCCGGTCTTTCCGATGATCCTGACAAGACTTTCAACGAGATTCAAGGAGAAGAGGAAGTAGAGGCCACAAGAACAGCAGCTACTATGCCTAACTTATTCTCGGAGGAATAGCTATGAGAAAGAAGAAGGAAGATAAAGTGCAGCATTTCTGCCGCGAATGTGCTCATGCTACTGATTTTCATAGTATGAACCTTAAAGGACAGCCTATCCTAGCCAAATGCCCATATCAAGAATGGAGCGTTCTTCTCAACTGGGATTGCTGCCAACACTTTAAAATGAAATTGTATGAAAAAGCCAAAACTGCCTAATCAGAAAAAGGCATATAAAGACCTTGGCAAGAGACTGAACGCTTATACCCGGAAAATCATTTCCATCTATGAGACTCTTGCCAAGGAGTCCGCTAAAATCGCCACCTCCACCGACTTCGATGGGGATGGCGAGTTCTCTTTTGATGATTACCCTAGAACAGAAAAGAAGGTGAACGCCTTGCTGGATTACTATTCAAACAATATGCAGGCATTGGTCTATAATGGCATATCGGACGAATGGAAGAACAGTAACACGCTGCAGGACCTACTTGCCAAAAGGGTAATCGGTACCTTTACTAGGAAGATAGCGGACGCAAAGCAGAAAGCTTACTTTGAGCACAACAACGCGGCAAAGAAGGCTTTCATAGAGAGAAAGATTAAAGGTCTAGGTCTTTCAGAAAGAATATGGAACCAGAGAGCTGATGTAAAGGAGGCTCTGGAGAAATCTCTGTCTGTCGGCATAGAGAAGGGTATGAGTGCTGTTAAACTCAGCAAGAAGGTCAGCAAGTACCTTAATGATTATCCGTCACTTGCCAAAGCCTATAAGAAGAAATATGGAAAAGCCATAACTATTCAGAACTGCGAGTACAGAAGCGTGCGTCTGGCACGTAACGAGATAAACATGGCCTACCGTTCTGCCGAGCAGGAAAGGTGGGCTAGGATGGACTACATTAAAGGCAAGGAGATAAAGACAACCAACAACCCAAGTCATAAGCACGATATGTGTGATTTGCTTGCAGGTGTCTATCCGAGTTATTTTCCTTGGGTTGGTTGGCACGTGAATTGTATGTGCTATGCCATCCCGGTAATTATGAGCGAAAAGGAGTATTGGAGCGGTAAACAGCCAAGCAATGCTATGCCTAAGAACTTCACAAATTGGGTGAATGACAATAAAGACAAGGTAAGGCAATCATCCTATATCACCCAATACGCTCGCTCTGAAAGGTCACAAAGGCAAGTTCGAATAGCTGCACAGAACTCACCAGAGGTGAGGGCAAGACTTCGAGAATTCATTAATGAGACAATGCAAACAAAATTTAGAGAGGTAGAGCTACCAGACGGTCAAACGGCTAGAAGACTTTATCTCAATAATAATAATGAGGAATTTGTGGTAGGACGAAATTTCTTTTCTGAAACGATGGCAAAGAATATTAGAAATAGAAGACTTAGCGAAACAATACAAATTGCAGCCGATGTAAATGAATGGTTTCCTACAGCAACATTTGACAGGATTGAGGAAGGTAACCATCATGATTTTCAGTTCAAAGTATTCCATGCTACTTATCAAGGAAAACGAATAGAATGTAAGGCTAAACTTACAAGTGAAAATATCCTTCATACTATGAGATTACTAAACTAAAAAACAAGGGATTGGAAACCCTCCCGAAGTCTGCATCCGAAGACCGACGTGTGAGAGGTATATCCAATCCCAGTTTATCTTTCTCCTTTACCGCTGCAAAGGTAATATTTTATTTTGGAAAATCCAAATCTTTTTCGAAATTTAATTGGTTGAAGTCCTCGTTGGTGCATTTAATGTCTTATAAGCATCAAAAGCTAATGTGCTCACGTGCTCACTGATGGTGGTGGAGATAGTCATGATGTCTCCCATAAGTAGCATCGCTTCTCCCTTTCCAACCTCTGTAATGAGACTCAAAAGGCAGTTGATTTCATCCTTAAGCGTCTCGGCTTTCTTCATCAGCGGTGTTGGCGGCTCGACCTTGACCTCTTCCTTCTTCTCGCCAGACTGAGAAGCAATACTCTTCTCAACAGCCTTCGGCACTTTTGGCTTCGGCAGGTTGCAGATGATGTTCTTCTCCTTCAATGCGAGAAGCCAGCGTCTGCCTCGCTCCGTCCAAAGAGGTCTTCTTGTGTACTTGCCCTTGATGACGTGTGTAGTCACCTCAGTTAGCTGATAGGTGGAGTAGGGGCTTGTCAGCATCCACTCATAACCCTGGTTGAACGCAAGGCCAACCTCCTTCAGCTCTTCGTACAACTTCTGTGCGCTGCTCATGCCCAACTCCTTCGCCATCTGCGTAGTGGAATAGACACCCTTTGTCATGTCGCACTTCTGCACTTTCTTGAAGCATTCATCGATTCTCTCCTGGAGATCACCGATGATTCCATTCTGTCTTGTTAACCACTCCTGGTCCTTTTTAACTTCGACCAGCATTTCCTTCGCGAACTCTTTCAAGCTCATGTCTGCGTTTGTTGCCATAAGATTTCTGTTTTAAGCAACTATCAAGCTCATTTTTAAAGAAGGGCAGCCGCTTGTCACGCCCTCAGAAATCAGCCTAAGAGAACCAGCGTCCCGGTCTTATCTCCTTGGCAGGTCGTAACGTTGCAGTTGCCCTGTATGTGTTTGGCTCTTAGTCAATTTTACGACCTTCTTTCTATATGCAAAGGTACGAAAATTTTGTCAATTTGCCAAATCTTTTAACCAAAATTACGAATTTAATTTATTGGAAATCAGAGAGTTAGATTTGAGGTAAGCGATAAACTTATCAAGCATTCTTGACGTGCGCTCTCTAATATCCGTTTCTGTAAAATCTGTCAACGTCTGTGACAGCATTCGTAATTCGTGTATCTTAGTTCCAATCCTCTCGCCTGTGGATTTGAACTCACCATTATAATACTTAATCTTGTCAGCAAATCTGTAATCGGATGCCCGAATATTAACTCTTCGCTCCAATACCGATTTGTTTCCCAACATTTCAAGAACCTCGTCACCCGACAATCCACCTTCCTTGACTTGTCTGTTCCTTGGGAAGATGTGCTCAATATCATATACCGCGTCAAGAGGAAGCAATTCCTGGTTATCGAAAGAGAAAGCCCACCACACAATCATCGACTTCGTAATCGCACGAGTGTTTGAGAAACTGAAGTTATTAAATTGCGAACGGAACAACTCCTCTTGGAATAGATAGTTCTCGAAAGTAATCTCTTTGTTCTCTATGATATTCACCATCTCATTGAATACTGGTGCTCGCAAGGCTGTTATTCCTGGGTTACTGATAGCGTATGCCCAAATAAAGCCTATCAAACGATTCAAGAACAGATAGAACTTCTCGTTGTCTAGCATATTCTCAGCATTCTTATAGTGCATGAAATATACCGATACGATATAAGTCCATAAACTGTTAGGCGCATAATTCAATATAAACAAGCGCTTTAGTACATCCACTGAAAAACGGTCTTCATTCTGAGAATATACATCTTTCCAGAAGTCGGCTAGCAAGACAAGATTCTCTAAAGTCTGCTCTCGTCGAAGTAGGACATATCCATCTTTCTCATAGAACTTTCGAAGTCCTTCTGTCATAGAACTACGATTAGTCAGCAATGCCCTCTCGTAGTACATATAGCGTGTAAACAACTCATCCAATGGTGTTCCACGATATGGGTGGAATATTTTGGTAACGAGTTCGTCAAGCTCTTTCCATGTAGTGATAAACTCTTCCTTCTTTCCGATGGATGAGTAGAACTTATAGAGCTGTGCCTTGAAGATGTCTGAGTCAGACAATGGCTTACCTCTATCATTAAGCGTCGAGAATATTCTAAGAGCAGTATCTTGCGACTCAGCCTCTATCGGAAGTAACACGCAGTTATTAAGAATGCGAGCTGGATATAATGCAAAGAAAGAAGGATATTCTTCAATGAATTTTCCTATCTTGTCTTGAAAGTATCTGAAGTTGGTCGCATATCGACTTTTTCCTTCTGATGTTCCTTTCCGGAGTATATCCATAAATTCTTCCTTGTCGTTATCAGTTGCAACCTCCGAATTTATCTTCAAGTCGTTTGGATCATACTCTCCGAACTCATTTGCTCTCCAAATGCACTTTTCTATGTCCTCTCGCATCTTGATAGAACGATTGTCTTTCATGTGCTCCAGGCGATTGTAGAAAGCTCGCAGTAAGAGAAGCAAGGTCGTAAGACGCTGCTGACCGTCAATGATTTCAAGTTTCCCTTCGTCATTACGGAATGTTACTATAGGACCGAGAAAGTAACTCTCTGAAGAATCGAAGCTGTCGCAGTTGTTATTCGGGAATGAAAAGGAAAATAAGTCTTCCCATAAGACCTTACATTCGTCTTCTCCCCAAGCATACGGACGCTGATAATCAGGAATCAAGAACGTAGCTTTTTTATCTTGAAAAAGATACTTTACGTTCTTTTGATCTACTATAAGCTTTGATGACATAGCAATTACATTCTACTTTTCATCAAATTCACCTTTCTCATCAAGATAGCGTACAGCTGCTTTCACAATAAACGAGAACCCTCTGAGTACAAAAGAACCTACCAGGCAAAGCAATGAGTCAATAACGTAGCCAAATGCCTGTACGCCACTAATACTTGAACTTTCATATCCATAACCGCCAGAAGTATTCAAGGCGTTTATCCAAGTTATAATTGAACCTATTATGGCTATAAATGAAACAACAGCTAAAATGTTCGAGATAGTTCCAAGATGGTTTCCTACCTGTGGAACAAATTTTCTATTTCCCATATGATGCGCCCGTCATGCCGGTAGCTAAGCTTTAGTTAATAATCCGTCTATCAGATTAATAACGCATCATATGGTACTTTATTGTGTTGAACCAAAAAAATCAGATTATTTTTTTGAGTGACTTTTCTCGCCCTGCATTCAGCTGGCGGTACTCATTGAAGTCTTTGTAGTGCTCGACCTTACCGTAAAGCTTCGGGTGGTCCATCATATCGTTCAGCATTTCTTTACTAAACTCGGTGAATCCAAAATTATAGCCACTCTCACCACCTTGTATAGCACCACTTCCATGTGTTCGAGATGGCACGTATTGATATGTGAGACTTATTCCTCCCTCTGATGTATATTTTGCAAGCTGATAGGATAGAAACTTTCCATCCTTTCTTACTATGTAGCCATGTAACTGATTTATAGCAATAACACGATAGCCTAGTTTCTTAATTTCCTCCAGTCTGTTTTTCATAAGCAAAGAACTCCATTCCGAAACATATAAAGGCTTTCTAACGTTCACGTCGTGAAAGTTCTGAATGAACACATCAAGCTTTTCACAATCCCAATCTCTTGGATAAGTTATGTTGACACATCTTCGCAAGTCTCTTTTGTAATTAATCAGGACGAAAGTTTCTGTCTTAGACTCATACTTTCTTTTTAGCTTAACCTCTAACTCCATAGTTATTTCTTCTTGAATTTATAGTTTGGGCAGCTCCTCTTGTTTCCCATCACAAGCAGTACCGGGAACAGCAGACCGTGCCTGCAACCGTTTCCGTGCTCGTCAGCAGCCTCGCAAGAGAAGCAGCCGTAATACTCGTTAATATTTAATGCTGCCATTACTCGTAATCCCTAATGTTCAACAATACCGGAAATCTCGGCACTCCAGCGTCAGAATACCCTTGATGCTGAACAGTCGCCGCCATACCTATCAATTCTTCCTTGTCGGCTAAGTATTGAGCTCTGAGTGACTTTGAACCTACCGGGCGGGCACAGAACTCGTACTCTCCACACTTCAGTTTGAATATAGCGGTACCTGCATCATTGCCCTCCGCTTCCAAAACATCGACCACCTTGAACTCCGTCGTGTCGAACGATTTCAGCTTCATAAGGTCATTGCTTCTGCCCTCGGTATAGATTCCATCTGCATTTCTGATAATGGCACCCTCGTAACCGGTGGAAACGAATATCTTGTGCCATCGCTTGATGTCCTTCTCTGAATGAGCAACGAAAGTCTGCGTAAGGTACACCGGTCCATTTGGATCAATGGAAGCAAACTCCTCCTGCAGAACTTTCCATCTGGCAGAAAAGCTTCCCGGAATCTGTGCATCGTAGATAACCATACGTAGCTTGTCGGTCATAGCAGAACGGCACTTGACGGCAGAGCATATCTGCTGGAAGGTCAATTCCTGGTGGTTGTATATCTCCCCATCCAAAGGAAGCATACCGCGGTGTTTCTCTCCCCAAGCCTTAATCTGAGGAACATCATATTCCTTGCCGCCTCTCGATGTGAGGTGAATCTCTCCGTCTTCTCCTTCATGAAGGATGCAACGAACTCCATCGTACTTAGGCTGGACGAAGCAAGGAAACTTCGTCTGTGACGGATAATATCTTGTTGCTAACATTGGTTTCATACGCTACTTAATATCTGAGGTTATTTTAATTCTCAATGGAGTACCATTCACTCTGTGCGTGACGAAAGACTCCAGGTCCGTATAGAAGCTGCTGTAGCACTCTACACTAGAGCTTTCTACTTCAATGGTGATAATCTTTTTCATAGCCATTTCCCGTATCTTCTGTGAATCTCATCGTAAATGTAGGCTCCGCTCGTATGCGAAGCACTGAACATTAAGATGATGTCATTATCTACCTTAATCTGACTTGTCCTGACAACCTTATCGTTCTTGACGTGGTCGCAATAGACCGTGTTGCAGGAGTGATATAGGCACATCGTGCGCCCATATCTGTCAGTTCCTATATTCTCTTTGTACATGGCTAGTCCTCCAAATCTACATCAAAAGCAGCTTCAATAACATCCTTGATGTCCTCTGAGTAACCGCAAATTCCGTTATAAACCAGCCAATGATCCAGCAACTCCGTGTTAGTCATTTCAGCTACTTCACTCTCACTACACTCTGCCTCTTCTACAAGGTACTTCATCAAATCATTCTTATCCATATTACTTGATTTTATTTATGTCACAAACTAATACATTACCTACTATTACGTCTCTGATACCTGCTATGTTCACAAGCATCGTGGCGTTCTCGTTCTGAGGAAGGTCGTAAACCTTGCCTTCCTCATTAACTACCATTACCTGCGACTTGCTGAGTCGGACCAACTCGATGTGTCCACCTACAAATCCCCTCAACTCCTCCAATGAGAAATCCGTTCCGTTGGATGGCTCCACATTCTTCTGGGCGCCATCCGTGAATATTACTGTTGACAACATAGGCTAATCATTCTCTTTGCATTGTTAATAGAATAAGTCTGCGTCTTGCCGTCGATATAGACGTATCTCTGACCGAACATATCCTCAAAAACCTGGATGATGTGCTTCTTGTATTTGAGAAGCTTTGTTTCAAAAATACCGTCCATAACTAAACCTCCTTTATTGAAATGTTCTTACTAGGGTTGTGGCCTCTGCTTACCGCAATGTCGTAAGCATCTGTCATGTTCTCATAATCACTCTTGCTCACGTCCTTCTTATGTTCGAACTCAACCTTTTCTAAGGTCTTGTCATCCATACAGTGAAACACTTCCTTGTAGAATGTAACTAACAAAGTTCCCATAATCTTTAAAATTTTAATTGGTTCAACTTATAAGGTAGGCTCTGGATAACCAAAAGTACTACCTCTTATCTATATGCAAAGGTACGAAAATTTTCTGATATATGCAAATATACTAATGACTTTTTAGT